ATGAACAAAATAGAGGCAATGCAAACTGTTGAGAATCTACTGAAGAAAAATTTCAAGTATCTTTATAAAAAGGAGAAGCTGAATATTTTTGAGTTACATCTCTCGTTCCAAATGGACAGCAATACACATGAATTACAGACAAGCATGGAATTTCAAGATACCTGGGTTGATATTTTAACTTTTATTTCCCCAACTGCCTTGAAAATTGAGGATGATAAATACTATGAAGTTCTTAAGACAGTAAATTATGTGAATTGGTATACTAAAGCTAATGGACGTTTCTACGTGGATACATATGGTGATCTGGCTTATAGCTTGCGAATAAAGTATGATTTTCTTGAGGCTGAACCCCACATGGCTATAAACGAGATTGAGACAGCTATTGATTACTATGCAGACTTATTTGTCCCATTACTGGATGTTTGTTTAGGCAAGAAATCATTTAATGATGCTAAAACATTTATTGATGAAATGTGGGGTGATAAAGAATGAAAGAAGAATATGAATTGAAACTTCAGGAAGAATTTTCATTCATGAAAAGAGATATGACAATAAAGGATAGAAGTACAATTCGTAATATTTATCAGGCATGGGGATGCGAATGCTCTGAAGGATGGTATCCATTGATTAGAGAACTCTGTCAGGCTATAACCGATAGGTACACACAAGATGGCATTCCTGTTGATATTGTTGTAGAACAGATTAAAGAGAAATTCGCAAGCCTTAGATTTTATTATTCTTTTGAAGATACTCCTTGTGCTTTGCATGCTATTGATTTTCTTGGAGGTTCTTCTTTACGATTCGAACCACATAATAAAAATGATGATGAGACCAAAAAGAAGTTAAGACACGATATTTCACTAATTGTTCGTGCATTTGAGAACAAAAGCAAAACAATCTGTGAAAACTGTAGTGAAGAGGGAATCATCAGAATGGATATGCCTTGGAAAAGGACACTTTGTGATGAGTGCTATAATAATTATCTTAAAAAGCTTGATGAAAGACAGAGAAAATAATAAATGAATAATATAGCCGGTAACACACACCAAGCTATGTCAATACTTTTTTAGAATAGAAAATACCTAAATAGAACTATGCCCTTGGAGGTTTAAAACTTCCTTGGGCATTTTTTTATTTAACCGTCAGATTCCATTACCTCCTGTGGCTACTAGGTAGAGGGCAACAAATAAATCGCCCTTTGGAAAGAGGTGATGGATATGAAACACAATCTAAAAATTAGTGTTTCTAAGAAACCACAGACTGGAGGACTTGTTACCTACCGTAATTTGTCCGTAAGGGAACGAATTCTTCGCTTTCTTTTAGGGAGTAAACAGCGTGTAACGATTGTGATCCCTGGAGATAGCATCGAGGAACTATCTATCTGTGAAATGACGAAAGGAGGTACTGACCTTGAGCAAAATAAAATTACTGCTTGAAGTGGTAAATGATATGCGAAGTCTTGCTGACAGCATACAGGCAACTTGCGATGTGATGACAGAAGGTGATTCTGCTCCAAATACAGAAGCTACCACTGAACAAGAACCGGTAAAAGTGCCAGATATCCCTATTCCGCTTGAAAAAGTGCGTATGGTACTTGCTGAGAAGAGCCAGCTTGGATATACCGCAGAAGTGCGAGATCTCATTCAGAAGTATGGTGCAGATAAGTTAAGTGCTGTTGATAAGGCTTGTTATGCTGACATCTTGAAAGATGCGGAGGGTCTTGGAAATGGGTAATCATGCAATATTATCTGCATCCTCATCCCACAGGTGGCTCAACTGCCTACCGTCTGCAAGACTTGAACTGGAGTTTGAAGACCAAAGTGGTGCGGCAGCAAAAGAAGGTACAGCGGCTCATGACCTATGTGAACACAAGCTAAAAAAGCACTTCATATAAGGAGTAAGCGCCCTATATCAGAATATGATTCAGATGAGATGGAAAAATGCACAGATGACTATGTTGCCTTCATCATGGAGCAGGTGGAACTTGCAAGAAAGTCTTGCACAGATCCTATCGTTCTTATTGAACAACGTCTTGACTTCTCTTGTTATGTTCCAGATGGTTTTGGGACAGGAGACTGTGTAATCATTTCAGATGACAGACTTCACATCGTAGACTTTAAATATGGAATGGGTGTGCTTGTTGATGCAGTGGACAATCCACAGATGAAACTCTATGCCCTAGGAGCACTTGGAATCTATGATCACCTGTACGACATCAAAGAAGTGTCCATGACGATATTTCAGCCAAGAAGAGAAAATATCAGCACCTGGACAATACCGGTGGAAGAACTAAAAGACTGGGCTGAAGAGGAATTAAAGCCCAGAGCAGTCAAGGCCTTTAACGGTGAAGGTGAGTACATTCCCGGACCATGGTGTACGTTCTGTAAAGTGGCAAACAGATGCCGTGCTAGAGCCGAAGAAAAGTTAAGGCTTGCAGAGAAAGATTTCAAGATGCCGCCGTTACTTACTGACAATGAGATAGAAGAAATCCTAATGATTCTTCCCGACCTCACCAAATGGGCGAATGAAATAACAGCCTATGCCACTGATGCAGCCGTTAATCACGGTAAAGGGTGAAATGGTTTTAAAGTTGTGGAAGGTCGCTCGGTTCGTAAGTATAAAGATGAAGAGTCCATCGCAGAAAAAGCTATGGCAGAAGGATATAAGGATATTTACAGAAAGAGCCTTATTCCGATGACAGAGATGCAGAAATTGATGGGTAAAACCAAATTTGAGGAAATCCTCGGTGACCTTATTTACAAACCACCGGGTAAGCCGATTCTTGTTCCTAATTCAGATAAAAGACTGGCAATTAACGTAGCAGATGCTAAAAACGAATTTAACGAAATTATGGAGGATTAAATATTATGGCAAATATGCAAAACAAGACAAAAGTTATCACAGGTGTAAACTCAAGATTTTCTTACTTCCACGGCTGGGAGCCTGTATCCATTAATGGTGGTGCAGAAAAGTACAGCGTATCCGTCCTTATTCCAAAGAATGACAAAGAAACCATCAATGCTATCCATGCCGCTGTTGATGCTGCCATAGAGGAAGGTATCGCAAAGTTTGGAGGTAAGAAACCTAATAAAACTGCTATTAAACTACCACTGCGTGATGGAGATGTAGAGCGTGATGATGAGGCTTATAAAGGCCATTACTTCATCAATGCAAATAGCAAGACAGCACCACAGATTGTAGATAAAAGTGTTAAGCCGATTATGGATCGCAGTGAGGTGTACAGCGGTTGTTATGGCAGGGTTTCACTTAACTTCTATGCCTTCAACTCAAATGGTAATAAAGGTGTAGCTTGTGGCCTTGGTAACATTCAAAAAATTAGAGACGGAGAACCTCTAGGTGGTAAGTCTTCTGCAGTAGATGATTTTACGACTCTTGTCGATGATGACTTCCTTGCCTAATAGAAACAATAAACTTGACGGTGGTGGGGGTCTTCCCTCTGCCACCTTTTTTTATTTAGGAAAGGTGGTAGCTATGAAGAACTTAGAAATTGATATCGAAACCTATTCATCTACCAATCTACAAAAGAGTGGTGTTTATCGTTACGTAGAAGCAGATGATTTTGAGGTTATGCTGTTTGGTTATGCGGTTGACGGTGATGAAGTTAAGGTCATCGATTTGATGAATGGAGAAAAGATTCCAAAAGAAATCCTAGATGCCTTAACCGATGAAACCATTACGAAATGGGCATTTAATGCTCAGTTTGAGCGAGTATGCCTTTCACGTTATTTGGGCTATCCCACTGGGACTTATCTAAATCCTTCCTCATGGAAATGTTCC